GGCGGGGTTGGTGCACAACCAGGAGCTGGTGGAGGCAGCATATTTGACAGCATTGGCAATGTGTTTAGTGGAATAACCAGATCAGTGGGATCAGCAGTAAACAGCATTGGCAGTGCAGTAGGCAATATATTCAGTGGGGTTACCAACAGCATTGGTAGCATTTTCAATAACAATCCTCTAATATCAGGTGGTGGTTTTGGTGGTGGCAGTTTCTTTGGAGACATTGCCAGCGGCATCAGTGATTTGTTTGGAGGATTCTTTGCCAACGGAGGCACCTTAGGTGCTGGCAAGTTTGGTGTAGTTGGAGAACGTGGTCCAGAATTGATCAGTGGACCAGCATCAATAACACCTATGGCAGCTACTTCAGTTACCTACAATATCAATGCAGTTGATGCACAAAGTTTTAAACAGATGATTGCCGCTGATCCTAGTTTTATACATGCAGTGGCCATGCAAGGTGGCAAATCAATGCCTAGGAGATACTAATGAGTTTTCAATGGATTATAGATAATGCTGAATCAATCAGCATGGAACGTAAAAAAGTAGTTGCCAGCACTACCAGTCGAAATGGTGTTGTTCGCAGCGTAGGCCGTGGAGCTCAACCTTGGAGATTTGAAGTTAAACTTCCTGATGGCCCTAGATGGACTGATATTAGATCATATATTAGTCAAGCCGAAGCATTAGATAGATTAACAGCAGCCAACATACAGTTAAATGCCAGTGGACAAGCTAGTTGGCTTAGCAAATATCAAGGCAATTCAGCAAATTACACAGGATTTGTAGCCACAATAACACAAAACTCATCTACAATCACATTGACCACAAGTCCAACTACCAGCAGTGGTTATAAATTTCGTGCAGGTGATTTTATTCAATTAGGCGCATCAGGCAAGGTCTATACTGTGGCTGCAGATGTAGCTTATAATTCAAATACTGTTACTTTACACAGACCAGTTATAGAGGCCAGTGCTAGCGGTGTAGCCTTAAATGTAGCCGATAACTGTGTTTGGTCTGTAACCTGCACACAATTTCCTACTTGGACTATATTTGCTAGAGATCAAGTTAGTTGGAGTGGACCATTTGTATTCAGCGAGGTTATTTCGTGACTATTGATCTAAGTTCTTATACCAACATTGTCAGTGGTCTATTTGTTAGGATTGAATGCACCTATTACAAAGATACACCATCTGCTACACCAACCACAGCAATTTTTGCCTTTAGCGATCAACTTAACAATTGGAACGTTAATGGCGATGATTATTATGGCCTAGGTAAATTACTAGCTATCAGTGAAACTGTCAGCGAAATCAAAGGCAGCAGCAATGAAGTCAGCATCACAGTCAGTGGTATACCTAATACCAGTATTGCAGAAATTGTGAATAGTAGAATCAAAGGCAGCAAGGTAGAAATATATAGAGCATTATTTGATGCAAGCACTAATCAATCTCTAGCTATATCTGGCAATCCTGCAGGTCGATTTTTTGGTATTGTAAACAATTACAGTTTGACTGAAGAATATGACATTGACCAAAGGACCAGCACTAATACAATAACTTTTATCTGTAGTGGTATATTAGATGTTTTGGCCAACACTCTTAAAGGTCGCAGAACTAATCCACAGGATCAAAGATTGTTTTATCCCTCTGATGCCAGCATGGATCGTGTGCCTAGTCTAGTAGGTAGTTATTTTGATTTTGGAGCACCGCAATGAGTTGGTTAGATGATATTGTTGACGTCGGTCGAAGTGTAGTAGGTTGGTTCAGCGGTGGATCAACTGGCGCACAATTGGCTAGAACAGCTCTTACTGGTTACGCTCTAAATCAGGTAACCAAAAGTATTAACAGAGAAAATGAAACAGCCAAACCGACTGCTGTGGATCAAGGAGTAAGACTACAGGTTAATCCTAATCCTAATGAAAAAATACCTGTAGTCTATGGTCGTGCTGCTCTAGGCGGTATTGTTACAGATGCCTTTTTAACTAATAGTAATCAGACTATGTATTATTGCATCACACTTTGTGAGCAAACAGGCAATTTAAATTTAGGCAGTGGTGCATTAAGTCAAATCAGTTTTAAAGATATCTATTGGAACAACGAAAGGTTAATTTTTCAGCAAACAGGTGGCGACGCAGGTTATATTGTTACCAGCACTGTTGATGATGCTGGCAATGTTAATACTGACGTAAATGGCCTAATACAGGTATTTTGTTATAGTGGCACTAGTTATGATCCTGTTTTACCAGCAGGTTATACAAATGCAACTACATATTATGCCAACAATATCATGCCTAACTGGACTGCTAATCATGACATGAACAATTTGATTTTTGCCATAGTTAGAATTGACTACAATCGAGAAAAGAATGTTACTGGTCTCGGTGAAATGAAATTTGTTTTAGAAAACACAATGACTGAACCAGGTGACTGTCTATATGATTATATGACTAATACACGATATGGTGCAGGCATTGACCCAACTGAGATATACGCAACATGAACAGCCTACAAGAATTAAACACATTTGGTCAAACTAGTTTAGATTTACCTGATGAACGTGGTAGTCAAGTAATTTTTGATCGTGTAGCACCTTTACAACCATTAGATACCACAGATCAAATTGTTTCTACCACTGTGGCAGTCAATCCTGGTATTGAAATAGTTGAAATAGTTAATCATGCCACTGCCAACGTAAGATATCGTGTTAGAATTCAAACTAGTGGTAGTCCAGCACTAACAGGTTCAACAGTAAATTGGGCCAGCATACCTAGTGGACTAACATTGACCACAGTGGGTAACACTTATACAATATCGGGCATAACCACACTGGCACATTGGAATGCTATAAAATCTTTTACTTGGAATTTGCCAGCAAATTATGCCAGTTGCCCTAATTGGTTTTTAGATGTAGCTGTGTTATACTATGACAGTGCTAGAAATGAAGAAATGGTTGTAGATTGGGAAGTTTATGATCCAGACAATTATTATATTGCTAAAATAAATTCGTCTAGTTCTTTAGAATTGACAATTTTAAAAATCAAATCTAGTTCTGCGTCAAATTCTGCAACTGCTAGTCTAATAGCTCAAGGTAGTTATGCTAGGTTTGCTGATGCTGCCTTGACAGCCTCTGCATCTATTTCTGCTGTTGGCACAACTAATCCTACAAACTTAAATGCTACATTTAGTTTAGCTTGTAGTTTTAGATATAATGTTAGACCAACATTGGCATTTAATAGTCAAAGTAATATGATTGCCTATAACACTACCTACATTGATGTTACACGCAGTGCCGATACTTACACATTAAACACTGCCACTGCTATTACAGGTGGTCCATTGATAACAGATGCACTACAAGATGGTTCAGGTAATTATACCATGACTGTATATCCTATACCATCAACTGCGGTATCTACTATGTCTAGTTCAGGACGTTGGATTGTTAATAATCAACAGAATTTATCAAGTTTTGAAAATACTTCTGATATTAGTTGGGCTATCCGAGCAATGAGCAATGATGGCGATTATATTTTAGCAACTTGGACAAACTCATATGCTCCAGGAAATGGAACCACAGGTTATGGAGTTCTATATCAAAAAATAAATGGTCAATACAGTTACTGGACTAATTTTAGTCCATTAGTATTGAGATTTAATCGAATTGTATCTGAAGGTTATAGCAATAATAGTATATCTCTAGGAGATGCTGCTGCTATTAACAATGGCGCTGGATGGATTGCTATGATGTCTATTCTTGAAAGTGCTACTGAACAATGTTACATTTATATTTGGCAAAGAGACACTACTACTTTTGCTCAACGTGCAAGAATTGCATTTAGTGCAAGAAAAGGCAATGCCGGAAATCAATTAAGTTTTAGCAATGACGGGTTAGTCTTAGCCGCTAGTTGTAGTGGAACATTTAGTGCAAGCACAGACCGAGAAGCCTTTGTTAAAATATATAGACGCAGCGGAACAACTTGGAGCTTAGAATCTACAATACAACCCGCTGAAGTATTAACAGGTATTGATGGTGCAGGCGCTGGATTTTTTGGATCAGCAATTTCAATGAGTGGCGATGGAACTAGAATAGCTATTGGCGCTGGGTATCAAGGAAATATAACTAGTTTTAGTCCGTTAACTGTAGCAGACACTAAATGGGGCGCAGTCTACATTTACAAATATTCAGCAGGATCATGGACACAAGAAACAAGAATTGTTCCTGGTGATTCTACAACAAATAATTATTTTGGTTTAGGAAGTGTTAGATTAAATTCAGATGGATCTAGATTATTAGCTAAATCAGCAACTGGCATTTATGTCTATACCAGAAGTGGCACAACTTGGACATTGTTAGAAAAAGTTTCAACCTATTATGGTGATGATTTAGGGTCTGTAAGTAATTCAATGTATGGCACAGATTATGTAAAGAATTATACATATAAAACAGCCAACTATGGTATATTAACAAATGTAGGAACCACTTGGAATGCTGCTGCCAAAACTCTAACTATGTCCGGCACTAGAGCACAGGTAAATGCAGACATTGATACCATTCAATTAACACCTACTACTGGTTATACTGGCAATTTTGATCTAAGATACACAGTTTTGACTCCTAGAAATAGAACTGATAGTAGAGATCAAGATATCAATTATACACCTTAAGGAACAAACATGTCAACATTTTTTAATAACGTATTTTCAATTAATGGTGTAGTAGATACTGGTCGCAGTGTTCTAGAAAACATGAATGCATTGGCCAGTGCTGCTGGCGCATGGATGACTTTTGATAGTGTGCAAGGCAAATGGGCTGTGGTTATTAACAAATCAGGTGCAAGTGTAAAAAGTTTTAACGACAGTAATATTATTGGCAGTATTAATATTAGTTCAACAGGCCTTACAGAAATTTACAATAGTGTAGAAGTTGAATTTCCGCACAAAGATCTTAAAGATGAACCTGACTATATCAAATTAAGCATACCTAGTCAAGATAGATATCCTAATGAGCCTGACAATGTGCTTAGTATGCGTTTTGATCTAGTTAACGATCCTATTCAAGCACAATTGTTGGCTGCTAGAGAATTAAAACAAAGTAGAATTGATAAAGTAATTGAATTTAGAACAGATTTTTCTAGCCTAGGTATCAAAGCAGGAGAATTAATTGATATAACTAACGAAGCTTATGGTTATACCAACAAGGTTTTTAGAGTCATACGTGTTCAAGAAGCAGATGAACAAGATGGCATTTTTACCTTAAGCATAACTGCTTTAGAATATGATGATGCTATATATTCAACTGCTGACCTAGTTCGTGAAGGTCGAAATAGGAATACAGGCATTGCCACTAAGAGAAATAACACTGCTGCTCAAAACAGTGATAAGCAGAGTTTGCCTCTTGATCTAACAAACATTGCCAAAGCTCTAGGACTAACATTGGTATTCAATGCACTTACTGGTCGTTGGGAATTAGGACAAGGCGGTGCACAGGTTAATATCGCAGGTGACAATGCTGTAATTACTTGGACATTCAGCGATGGTCAAGATCTAGATATACGT